ACTGAATCACCTTTCTTACCTTTGTGGTTTAAACGTGTTACTAAATTAGCAACAACTAAGTTTGACTTGTACGCAGCAATTGTTTCATCAGACCATAGTTCTGGGATGAAAGTTGCAGCAGTAGTAGTCGTTTGGTGGTTAGTACCTAACGCCATTTTATACTCCTGTATATTATATTATTTTATTTAACCCTTCCTTCACTGTAGGCTTGGACAATTTCATCAGCCAAGTCTGCATATCTAGATGGGTCTGTTTGTTTTAAGCGGATTAAATCTGCTCTACGGTAAATTTTCTTACCTGCCGTACTTTCTACGGAAGACCTAGACTCTGTTTTCCCTGCTTTGAGACCCGCTTGTCGTTTCTTCTCTTTGTCTGCGTTGACCTCTTTAGTCTTGGAAATCATTTGTCGTTCTTTCCATGTACTAATGAGTTCGTCTGCAGCGTCAAAGTCGTAACTATCAGCTTGTCTAAACAGTTCTTTTCTGAACCTAGATTCATTTACCCAATCCTGAAAACCGCCGTCTTGTACGATGTTCAAATAATCAGGGTGTGTTGTTTCAAGACTCTTCTGAGTAGCTGTCCTTGTTGAAGACAGTTGTTGCTCTTTCATCTCCCGAAGTTGTGGATGGTTCTCTAATATCTTCGAGACTGCAGCCTCTGGGTTATCAAAGAAGTCAACCGGTTCATTCTCCGCGGTCGTTTGTTGCTTATCAGCTACCTGTTGTCTGAGGAAGTCATCCGACAATTTACGAAGCTCGCCAATTTCTTGTCCCTTACGACCTAGTTCTTTCTCAAGGTTTTCGTAAGCACCGACAATATCTTCAACGCTCTTGCCTTGGAACTTTGTAGGAAGTTCGTACTCAGTAACTTCAGACTCTCCGTCAGCTGTTTCAACAATGTCTTCATTGCTAGCTTCAAAAGCTCCTTTATGTTCCTCAGTGTTTCCTTCATTTTCAGTTCCTATTGTTTCTGTTACTTCTTGCTCTGACTCATCTACTGGGTCAACGATGTTACTTACCATAGTGCCTCCGTCTTTTACGATTATGGAGTTATAAAATGTTGGGGCTAGTTATCTAGATTATCCAACGCTATCTTGCTACTGTCTTCAAGGTTGATGAACATGTTTAACATACTCACCTGTCCTTTCCGGAATAACAAGTCTTTCTCAGTCTCAATGTCGTATATCTTTTCTAAAGACTCCGACATAGCTACCAGTTCTTCTCTGAAGACAATCCACGAACCTTGTTGGCACAGTGTTATTCTGTCTTCTAATATTTCTTTATCAGTCATTCTTATCGTTAACTACCTTTAAAGCCTCTGCTCCACCTATAGTTGATGTCTTAGACTGTGCAGTTGCTAGGTTAAGGATGGTTTCTGACTTAAGGTGTTCTACTTCTGGGATGTTTCGTTGTGTTTCAGAGATTGTGTTCTCTACGTCAGCTTGCATTTGTGCGTTCTCTAGCTGTACCTTCTGCATTTGTAGCTGTGACATCATCTGTTCAGCTTCACTTGGTGGCTGATTCATCTCTTGTAACGCAGCAAGTAACTCAGCCTTGTTATGTAACGATGAGTTATCAAACACCGCAGACAATAAGACACCAAATGCCTTAGAACCTTGTGGAATCATAGACAACATCTGTATCATCTGTGCTTGTTCCAACTCTTTAGCCATAATACCAAGAGAACTGTACGGAATAAACTTATAGTCCGTAGCTGGGTATCTTAATGGGTCGAATTGTATCTTGTGCCACACCGCTTGGTTAATAAACGGTATAAGAAAGTTAGATTGGAAGTTCATCAACGTACGCTTCTGTCGTTTAATAGACGCAGCTTGCATCATAGACATACCACTAGCTGTTGAGTTACGTGGGTTGGCGTTAGAAGACGTTTGAGAGTCCATAGCACCTGTACCCATCTGAATCATACGCTCTAGTTCCGCAGCTTCAGTGAATGTGGAGTTGTTTGTCTGTCCAAAGTTCAAAGGCATCAGTACAGAACGTGGGTCACCGTTAGTAAGGATGGTTTTACCCGGCTTAACCTCGAACTTAACACCTCTAGGTAGACGTGTAGCGTCAAGACCCATCATTGGGTGTGTAGTTAGGGCTAATGAGTCGATTCTAGCACGTAGTTCCGCGTCTAAAGCCTTCTGAGGATTGTATCCCTTCTCCGCCACGCCTCTGCCCCAGAACTTATTCGGAACGGTGTCGTGTTGGTAAGACACAAACGGTCTATCTTGCATCATGAACGGGTTTCTGAACGCTCTTAGTAGTACAGAGTCGTTGGCAATCGTTACAACTGCCTCAACTAGCTTGTCTGACTCGTAATCGAAGTCATCGTTAGCGTTACCTTTGCCGTCAAGTAGACGTTCTGGTACAAGACCCCAATATTCAATAATCTTGACCTTATCGTCTTCAGACACCATGCCTGAATTCTCATCGTCAAACCCGAAATCTTGCCTTTCGTAGCTACCTAAGACCTTATCTTCGTAGACACCTTCTTCAATACCTTGAATAATCTGGTATCTAGGCTTAGTTACGATATGTGCGCAGCCTAAAGCTTCCTTAACGGTAGTAGCTGAGGGGTCTATAACGAACTCTTTAGGAGATACTGCTTCTAGACGTACATCTACGACTGTTGTTTCCTGTACCGTACGCTCAGTAGTAAGTGTTCCTTCTACCGGTACTTCAACAGGTCTAATTTCTGTCTTCTCTTCAGTAATAATCTTACCAATACCAGTACCATAAATAGCTCCGTTAAGTAAAATTTCGTTTACAGCGTCTTTAACACCCGCCTTCTCAAGGTCTTCATGTAATAGGTTACGTATATATAGAGACTCATTAGGATTAGTATCTAAGAAATCATCACTGAGGTCAAACCAACGGCTACGACCAAACGTAGCTTCTTCTAACTCTGCAACAGTAGCTTCAATTGCTTGTTGGAGAGCAGGGGCAACCAGACGAGACTTCTCTGAATCTCTACTTTTGTCTGAAGCAGACCAGATACCGCGCCATAGTCTATAATATTCATCCCACTTATCTTTGTAGTTAGAGTTTCTATGTTGTTCCCATTGCTCGACACGTCCCATAATCCATGAGGTTAGTGCTTTTTGTTTATCTGTGTTCTCTTTTGCCATATTCTATTAATATCCCGCTACTAAGTCTAATGGTTGCCAATCTTCTACTTCTATTGAAGACATATAGTCTGCTACAGAAACTTGGTCTATGTACGCTAACGCATCAATTAAATCGTCATGTGTTTGCTTGTTAGGAAAGTCTAGAAGCTGACCAATGAAATCCTTATGCCAGACACTAGAACCGTTACTATTTAACTTAACTCTTCCGTGTTCCATACGACCTTGAAGAGACCACGTAATTCTATCTGTCTTCTTCTTACCGCCGTGTGTTACGTCCGTAATATTCAACCACCTACCTTGTCTTCTTTGTTCGTCTTCTAGGTATGGGTGTATAGCGTTTCGTAGCGCACCTCTTTCAATTCCTATTACAACTGCGTCATAATCGTGAGCAGCGTTGAATATCTCTGCAGCTGTTCTCTTAATGTCCCACCTGCCGTGTCGTATGTCTCTTACGTACCAGACATCTCCCACTACAGTGACAATCGCAATAGCTGTTTCGTCTAGGTTAGACCCTTTAGCTCCTCGTTGTCCGTTAGCTACCGCTTCAAAACCAGCTGGGTCAACCGCAATAACTGTAGAACCCTGTCGTAATGTATCTCTGTGTTCTTCTTCTTTATAGTACCTAAGCCAATCTTCTTTAAATATACCACCACTGAAGGAGGCAAAAGACGCTTCAAACTCTTGTTTAAAGGCAAAGGTAGACATTGTATTCCTAGCTTCGTTTATCTCTTCTTCGTCCAGTAGTGGATTATCTGTAGAGTTAAACTGGAACGTAGCCCATCCTTCTGTATTCTCTGCTGACATAAAGAGGTCATAGAAGTGATTCTTTCCCTCTGGTGTACCAATAAATAAAGCACCACCTTTTACATCAGCAAGTGTAGGTCTTAATATCTGTTCCCAGACCACAGGCTTCATAGAAGCATATTCGTCTAGAACCACGTACTCAAGACCCACACCCCTCAAAGTATCCGGTCTATCCGAACCTTTAAGGTAAATCTTTCTACCGTTTATTAATGTTAATACTGCTGTGTTCTCGTGAGCAGAAGCTATAACACCTTCTCCTAACTCTTTTAACATAGACCACATAATGTCTTTAGCTTGTTGGAAGGTAGGACCAACATAGAAGAC